TCACAGCTTAGGCAACCGCTTCACCGTACTAGCCCTACCCGTGGGGCTATGATGTGCATAAACCTGTGTGGTCTTAATGTCCGAATGGTTCAACATATCACTGACACGTTCGATGCTCACACCATCCTGAACCAACCAAGTCGCAAAGGTATGGCGTAAGTCATACACCCGCATTCCGCGTGTTTTCGCATGTTTGGAGCTTACTGGAATGCCTGCCCGTTTACAGGCCGATTTAAACGGCGTAATGAAGCTACCAAAGGGTTTAGCGGGTTGGTCTTCCGTTTTGGTTTTGGGATTTACAAATAAAAAATCACTGTCATTGTGTTTGGCCCACTCAATACGGCGTTGCAGGCACGCTTCAATCTCTTCGGATATAGGAATGGCATGGGGTTTATTGCCTTTGCTGTCATCCAAATAGAGGTATCTGTGTGTGAATGAAACACGGTTGGTGGTTAGGTGTAACACTTCTCCAGTTCGCATGCCGGTATACAAGGATATTTTTGTGAAGTCATGCAAAGCCAGTTTGTTTTCTGCCGCGCTGGTACTTTGCAGGGTCGCTTCTAGCAGTCGGCTGGCCTGATCGTGGGTCAGGTAATAATAAGTGGTTTTGGTAATATTGATTTTGATCATATTGCGTGGGTTGCGAATGTCTAAACCGCTGCGAATAGCATGTTCAGCAGCCGCACTGAGTACCGCTAGTTCACGGCGTATGGTACTGGCTTTGACTTGTTCCGCTCTCCATTCTTGATATTGATTAATAGAGTTCGGCCCCTTGGCATTACAGATTTCAGACCAAGGGGTGCTGGGTGCCCAGTAGCGATAGAGCGCCTTACAGCTAGTTGCGTGTGAGCGCTTGGACTTGATGCGTGACAGTGCTTGCCCTTCATAGTCCGCAATAATGCCACCAAGCGTATAGCTGTCATCAGTATCAGGGGCTTGCTCATGCCCTTTACGCAAGTTTTGGTAAACATGCCATGCTGCATGGTAGTCAGTTTTACCCGTAGATCGACGGCATAGTTCACCAGTGCTGTTATAGAAACGGCACTGGTAATATGGGGTTTTATTAGTTGGGGGTATTAAACCTTCTTTGCGTTTCATTGAGTCAGCTATCATCCTCATATAGTTTGTGGCTTAGGTTTTTCCTAATACAATGATCAGTCCATGTTTTTTCAGGCTTCATACACTCCCCTCCAGTAGTCCATCTAATTCCATTGCATCATCAGATGTCAGCTTGGGGCGTGCCTTGAATACCCAGCATTTTTTGGTTTTACCTAATATTGCGGATGCTACGGGGTGGTTCTTTTTAACAAACGCTTGTGAGCGTTCTAGTAATGGCTTTATCTCAACAACAGGTAACACATTCACACCGTGTCTCCGTGCCTCACTTTCAACATGCGCAAGGTCAATGGCTAGCAAGTCGTCATTTTTGGAATGGTTAAATGAGGTGGGGTTGTGGCGCATATTGCTCATGAAGTCGATAGCATCAAAGTACGCTTCTACGCGTGGGTCTTCGCTATTGATAAACACTTGCCGGTCTTGTGCCATGTTGCGAACGTGTAACAGTGCTTGGTCCGCCGTTTCTTTTTTGATGGGTAGTAGCATGCAAGATGCCTTAATCAGTCCCATAATCACGCTATGGGTAAAGGCAATTCGTTGGATTTTGATATTAGGATCTTGTAATAGTCGTTGTTCGGCTTCCTTTTGTACTTTGAAAAATACCTCAAGGAATTGCTTTTCTTTCTGAATGACTTTGATGAGGTAGCCACTCATATTGTCGCTGTCCAACTGGTACAAGGCTTCGGCAGCTTTGCGTGTATCTTCACTTTTGTTTCTGCTGTCAAACCAGCATTGCACAATACGTTGAAGGAATGCGGGTTGTGCGTCTTTCACTGGATAGTTCTGTGCAATGACCAGTGATCCACGAAAGTCTGAGATTTTTATTTGATTGTCATTTGACATATTGGCTTTACCGTACAGACCAATACCGCCATATAAATCCTTGAAATCGTCCCAGTTCACACCGCTACTTTTGGTTTTTTCGTTATCACTTCCGCTGTCTCCTTCCACAAATACCGTGGGTAAGGTGGTTTGTGCCAGTACACGGGGTAAAAACTTGGCGGTGCCTTTACGGCCACCGGGGTTGGTGCCTTCGTGCCCACGTCTGCCAAAGGCTTCCCATAGACCTTTGAGCAAGGCTGATTTACCTGTACCGGGATCACCGACCAATTCTAAAAATGGGAAGTTTTGCAAGCGGTCGCGGATCTGGTTAGCAAACACAGCCCCCGTGAAGTAACAGGCTGCGATAAGTCCATTCATGCCCCAAGCTTCATGGACTTTGTGAAACCATTCGTCTGAGTAGTCGTTTAGGTCGGTATTACATTTGATATCGACGTTGTGATAGCTGCTTTTGATCTGCACCTTGCCTGTATCAATGAATTCCTCATTGTTCAGCTTGTGGACTTCGCCGTTGAATACGCCGAACTCTGGGAAAACATACCCACCGCTGGTGGCGTCATAGCCTGCAAAGTCGATGGCTCGGATCTCTTGCACGTCATACATCCAGCTTTTTCGTAGGTTGCTATAGAAGTTGGCTCCACCATCAAACATGGCACCGGCTGCGAATGATCCAAGGCGCTCGTTGAATTTGTTAGCCGTTTGCTGCTGGGCATTGCTGAAAGTGTCTTTGTACACTTTGCCATTAGGCATGGAGACGCGGTAGAAATAAGCGAGTTCATCGGCTGCTGGGTTGCGCTGGGTGTAAAGGAACTCTGGTACACAGTTTGCAATTTCCATGACCGAGGTGCTTTGCTTTAGTGCAAGGTTTCTCAGTTTTTCGACTTCATCACGGGGTATTTTGTCCTGCTCTTCCAGACCGTTGTCTTTTTTATAAGCGGTTTCAAGGTCTGACATTTTGTCATTGAACGCGGTCATATCCAGTTCAAAGCCGTACATGCGCTTGGCAAAGTCGAATGTGAAAAACGACCGGCCACGGTATGCATAAATGATCATTGCCTTTTCTTCGGCTGTTTCAGCGGTTGCACAGTCGCCATAAAACTTATATCGCCGATAGCTTTCTGCATCGGGTGTTGGCTTGGTGGATCTGCCGTTACTGTCTTTGTGTTTGGTGAGCTTGCCAGCGTTTAATAGGTCGTTCCAGTCACTGCCCTTTTCAGGGAGTATGCAGCTGGAGTCAATGCCGAACGTTTCCGACATGGTTTTCATGTGCTTGATGGCGGCGTTAATGCCAGCTTTGTCGTTATCTAGTGCCCAGACCCATTCATACCTTTTTGAGTTTGTGAAGTCGTCGTTTGCTTTGATGAATTCGTATGGAAACATGCCGGCGCTGAGACAGCTGATTGCTTTGTAACCTGCTTGGCACAGTGCAATGGCATCAAAGATCCCTTCAACAATATGTATGCGGTCACCTGCTTGTAAATTCTGGGTTTGTGGTTGCCACACGTCACCTTTGAATAAACTGCCGTCGGCTTTGCGCTTACCACCAAAGTGGGCTTTTTTACCCACGGCTTTTTCATCCTCTATCACCCGTTCAAAGTAACGGGTTTTTTCAGTATCAAGGAAAATACGAATACTGGGTGCGGTGATATTCCGGTTGTCGCTGTTGAAAATGACTGACTGTTGATATTGGCCACGCAATAAGTTGTGATCCAGTCCACGGATATACTTTAGGTAAGCATCAGCTGTTGCATTGGGGTTTTCATCAGTAGGAATATAGCGTTTGCTTAGCTCGGTGAAGATTTCTGGGAAGAGTTTTTCAACGCGCTCTGTGTAACCGCAGCTGTTCTTTTTATTACATTGCACGTTCCAAGGTTGCTCATTCCAAGTCCACAAGCTTTTTTTGTTGCACTGTGGGCAGACACCTTGTTCTAAGTGTTTGCCTTTTAGCTTGCAATGGTATGGTGCTTCTTTCAATTTTGCTTGAATATCCGGTATTAAATCATCACGTTTCATGCTGACTCCTAATGGATAACGGCTTATTATCACGCCTATTATCTGACTGTATTTGCGTTGCTTGAGAGTCAGTCCCTATACTTCGGGCACAGACTCCCAAGGTCTGTATGTGAGCGGCAGCTAGCAATTGTGGTGATTCGGTGGCTGCCGCTTTTAAACTTCCTTTAGTTCTCTGTAACCTGCTCAACATCAAATGCATGATCAATTGCGTGCATTATCTCTGCTTCAAAATCTTCTGGTTGGTCGATCCACTGCTGCTCAAACTCAACAAGCTTATGCCCTGAACCAAAGGCTTTTATCTTGTCTGCTGTGACTGCTAACTGGATGTCGGCTACCCAGAAATGATCACGGTATGCCGCAACAGTTGCCTTGCTATTTAGTGTATTTTGAGACATCGCTATTAATCCTTTTTAAGTAAATATTTTGGCTGATTTGCGGCCTTTTTTGGGTTCTCAATCAACACCCCTTTTATCAATGCTTTCATCATAAATACTTTGGATATATCGCCGCATTGTTTGATGGTCATTGAGGTTTTGTGACGTTGATCACCACTGATTCGTTTTTGAATAAACACACGGGATTCACGAGCTACGGGGCGAATTTTTTCAGTCCTGATGGCTTGCTCCCAGTCGTGGTATAGCGTGTCAGTATCCTGTGTGTTTTGCGTGTTTGGATTCTGTGTGTTTCCTGTGTGTTCTATGTGGGCGCACTTAGAAACACGCGCTTTTTGGCTTGTGTGTTCGGTGTGTTTTGGTGGTGCTTGTTTGTCTGTTTTCCCTACTTTTAAGTCTGTGTGTTCAGTACCTTGTACGCGCTTAGCGGTGACCTCTGAAGCACCTGCCATGCTGTATGCTTTTGCGGCTGGCTTTGGTTTTGGTGAGAAACCAAACGGTACTTTTTCGACTTCTGCCTGTGGCTCTTGTTTGACTGTTTCAGTCGTTGATGTGACCTCCTTTTTTGGCTGGCTTATAGTCTCATTAGCGGATGCCGTGACTGGCTTGTTTTTATCTGTTTTTTCGGGCTGATTTCTGGGTGTTGTTGGGGCTGTAATCATGGGTTCAGCAGGGGGAGGGGGGGTGAACTTTTTAGCCTCCACAGGCTTAACTGGTTCGATCTGTAAGGCGTCTTCAATCCCCATGAGTTCGCCAACGGTCACACCAAATGTTGATTTGTTTTTGCGTTCAAGTAGCTCAATCTCTGTATAGCGTTGTGCTTGTCGTTGCTCTTCAACTTTGCCACCGATGTAATAGGCTGCGAACTCCAGTAGCAATGTCACTGCAAGGTAAAATAGGTTAATCAGCATTTTTTCGGATGCGCCTGTGTAACTTGCAACATCTGAAAGTAGGGGGTTGCTGCTGGCATTTGTACCGCCACCGGCCATTTGCTGCTTACCCATTGCTACGGTGCCCATGGCTCGCTGGTACGCTTGTGCGTCAGCTATTTTGCTTTTCAGGGATGACTTTTGCTTAAGGTAGACAGCGTAGCTGATAGAACGCCCACCGCCGCAGTCTGCTGCTCGTGCGCACACGACATCATCTAATTGTTGCTGTAGTGCCTTTAGGTCATACGCGGCTGCGTGGGCATAGTTTGCGGCTGCATCCATGCCACGTTGTTGCATGATTTTGCCTGACTGGTAGTTGTCACTTGCCTTGTTGATTTTGTCTTGCCGGTCAGCGTTTAGGATTGCATACGTACCCATGACCGTGAGGACTGATACTGCTGTTGCAACAAACCAGATACCTGCATGACGGTAGGTCGATAAAGTGACCTTTTTTATGATTTCGGATACTGCACCGACGCCTACGATTAGCCAAAGGAGAAAGTGCCAGCCTGTCGATAGATCGCTGCTGTTTTCAAGGCCCGACAAGACTACCCAGTATGCAATCGTTGCGGCGAATGATACCGCTAGTATTAAGTAGATTGTTGCAGTTCCAACAAATACGCGGTGCCGATTATCTTGCAGTTCGTTGTAGTTCATAACAAGTCCCCCGCTACAGTAGAGGCTAGCGTAATCGACACAACGGCAAGGTTAGTAAAAAAGACAAACATGCCCCAAACGACTAGGTCGATTTTTGCTAATACAAACAGCACAACTACTAATGTGAATACGGGTATAAATAGTGCCAGTGTTAATAGGGTGGTACTTGGCTCTGCATTCCAGCCTGAGGGAGTGAGCGATAAGCTCGCTGTAATTAGGCCAGCTGCGCTTAGCATATTAATGAAGAGGCTGCGGCTCATGAGATGACCTCCCAGAGGCGGTTGGCTAGTGTGGCTTCGCCTTTGGCATCTAATAATTTCACAGCAATTTCTAGAATTTCGGATTCAAACTTTTCTTGAACATCGGGGTTAGTAGAATCAAAAGTGATATTGACTGCATCAACTGTATCGCCATCTTTTGCCGCGATAAATTGAAGTGCATCTAATTGGTGCTCTGCTAGCAGACTGTGCAGGGCGGAAACGAATTGTCTTGCATCTAACATATTTGTGTTCCTGTTTTACGTTTTTGGTCGGAACACAGGGCAAAGGGCGTTTAGACGCGTTATAATGAACGCGCAGGCAACAACTGTCTTTGTTCCTGTGGCTTCCGAGGTATTACTGTTACTTCGGTTGCAGGTCTGGTGAAGTGTTGGTAGCACTCGCCAGACCGCTTATACAGCGGCTCGCGCTGGACTCATTTCTGTGTCGTATTTCTCCTTATATGTTGCTTGTGTGAATGGCTTACAGCGGGTGGCTTGTTTCATGCTGCGGCTGCCTGACTTTCTTCAAAACGCTTAATATTTTCTGTCAACTGCACCAAGTTAATTAAGACAGACTCACGAGGGCTTTTCTTTGGAAGTGTTGGAAAAGTGCCGTCTTGTGCTTTTTTGCTGATATAAGACTTACTAAGGCCAGTGTGCTGAGCAAACTGGGCGATGGTCATAAAGGGCACATTGAAAACAATGTTCATTTGCTATACTCTCCGGTGCTAATGTTTATATATGCGCGTATATGCGCCATAGGTTTTATTAATGTTTATATATACCCATTTGGGTAAACCCAATTGTGCATACCCGAATGAGTAAAGTCAATACGTTCGTTGAGAAAATAGCAGTCCTTCGTGAGACTGAAAGCCTGAATAGAGTTGAATTTTGCAAGTTGCTTGATGTGTCTACATCAACGATGACAAAAATAGAACGCCTTGAAAGAAAGCCTAACCTTGAAATTATTCAAAAGGTTTGCAACGCATTCCCTGAGTACACATTGTGGTTAATGACCAACCAGACCACTCCAGAAACAGGGCAAATTAGTCCAGTAGATAAACGCTCATACCGTGCCTCAAGTGACGGAAATAATAATAACTACAACTATGAGAACAACTCTGTCGCCGTGCACAACAACCACGGCTCAATTGATGTTAGGGATGACGGAAAAAAGCATGGGGGGCGGGGTGCTCGTCTCGTAGGTTTTATTAATGATTGGATGGACACACACGATGAAGATGATCGTGTGTGGCTTGAGAAGCAAATAGAGCGGGCTGTGCCTGAGTTTAAGAAGTGGAAAGTGAATAAAGGATAAGGAATGAAAAAGTTTTTATTGTCGGCCGGTGTGATGTGTGTCCTGTCTATGCCAGCAGCTTGGGCTGATGCTGAAGCGATGAAAGTTGTTAGTGTCAGCGATTACAGTTTCACATTAAATGAGCAACAGGCTGTTAGTGTGATTTTTGGGGCTTCTGATTATAACTACTGTTCTCTTACCGTACTTCGTCAGTCTGTTTCAGATTCTTTTAAGTTCTCATCGACTCAGAGAAGTGATAAGGATGCCAGTATTTCTTGTACTTGGGATAAGAAGCACTTTGTGCAATCTTCAAAACACCCAACTGGCTTGAATATAGAAATCTTGTCTTTGGATAAAGAGGCGAAAAAGGCTGAGGTTAGCGTCTCACTAAAGCTGGTAGAGCCAAGCAGTGATGAATACTTTGAGCTAAATGACGCCCGTTTATTAATTACTGATCAGGGCTTTGAGCACCTGATTGAAGATAACCCATCTTAATGTCATGTAATGATTTGGTCGTAGTCAAAAGGTTTAATAAGCAATGCCTATAAGCGTACCAACAGTATTTATTTCATATAGCTGGACAAATGATGCACATCAAAAAAAAGTTGTGCAGTTTGCAGAGAACCTTACTAGTCAACGTGTTGATGTTAGGTTAGATGTCTGGGATTTGAAGCCCGGCCATGATATTTCGCATTTCATGGAACAAATGGTATCTGATAAAAATATTGATAAAGTTATTATTTTTAGTGACAAGGAATATGCGAGAAAAGCAAACTCTAGAGATGGTGGTGTAGGGTCTGAGTCTCAGATTATTTCATCGGAAATCTATAATAAAACTAAGCAAAATAAGTTTGTTGTTGTTGTAGATGAACGTGATGAGAATAACGAGCTTTGTATTCCGATCTATGCTAAACAAAATCTATGCATCGATTTATCTGATGATTCCAAATATGTAGATGAGTACGAGCGCTTAGTCCGATGGATTTACGATAAGCCGTATTATAAAAAACCTGCATTGGCAGACAAGCCACCCGCTTTCCTTGAAGAAGATAACCTCATAACCATAAATACTGGAGTAGCCCATAGGCGCTTAGTCGATGCAATTAAAAGTGCTCGTCCTTATATGAAAAGCGCACTAGATGAGTATTTTCATGCCCTATTAGGTGGGCTGAAGGAATTTAGAATACCAGATGAGTATTCGTCAAAAAGTGCTAGTGATTTCCGTGACGAAATAGTCAAAAGTATTGAGGCTTTTCAGCCTTATAGAGATGAACTTGTTGAAGTCTTTGTTCTATTAGCTCGGTACAGTGCTACTGAAGAAATAGCTGAAAGGTTGCATCGCTTTTTTGAAGATTTTTATCCCTATATTTGGCCGGAAGATGGTTTCAATAGTCGCCATAATATCTTGCATGATAATTATAAGTTTTTTTTGCATGAAGCATTTTTGTGCTGTGTAGCTGCTTTCTTGAAAGAGCACAGGTTTACAGTCGTTTCTTATTTGACCACACATAAACTCCACATCGTCCATCGACGGCATTCACACCAAAAGCGATCTTACGGGTTTGACGTTTTCTATCCTTATTTGGAGTCATTGAATGAGGGTCGTAGAGACCATCTTCGCGAAGCTTTAATTAAGAAACGTTGCTTGAAGGGAGATGTAACACTTGAGCATTTGATGCAAGCTGATTTTATTCTTTATGTTCGTCAGCGCATTGGGTTTTATAGGGGGGAATATGCCCTTAATTCATCTGGGTATGAAGGTAAGCATTGGTTCCCCATTATGTTGTCGTATTGTGGATATCGGGAGGCCTCTTTTGAAGTTATCCAGCGAGCGGGTAATCGTGAATTTTTGAATAAGTTGCTACCTATCTTTGGAGTGGAAAGCTTGCAGGAGCTAGCAAATCAGATTCGCAAGTTACCTGAAAGAGAGAGAAGTGTGAAGGTAAGAGGGTTTGATTCTATAAATGTTGAACGGTTACTAATGTTGGACGAATTGGGAAGCAGTTAACAAGGTTTATTGCTGTAGGATTCAGATCGCAGAAAAAAATGAAAAAAGCCGGCAAGTGAGGAGGAGTGCGAGATCACCCGCCGCTCGTTCAGAATGACACGGCTGAAAGCCGCATGGCTGTTGGCTCTGCGGCTTTTTTGTGTGCGTTTGATCGCTTAGGGGTAGGGGTGGGACAGTGTGACCAAGTGGGACACTTTAGCGTGTAATCTTTTCCACATTGTTGGCAATAGCCTTGATACTTGCTTGCTGCTTGGGCGGCATAACTTTTGGGTGAGTATGAGTTGATAAGATGTCAGCCAACCGTCTAACCTCTTCAACTAAATCCACTTCTGCATTACCAATCCTAACCTTATTTCTGGCTCTTAGATCCCAGCTTTCATCTATCGTTGCGCGAAGATAAGTTGCAGCTGATTGCTGGATCAGTGTTTCTTTATCCGCAAGTGCGGGTAAGTGTTTACCGGTTGCGTAAATATCTGTAATCACAGGGTGTTGGGGAGAGCCGTCAACAAACTGGATTAATACCAAGGTGCCAGCAGGAGGAAAACAGTACATGCCGCGTGAGTGGCCAGCCCCCGTAATAGGAAGTGGTACGGACTCATAGACCGTTTTTGTTGGATTACCCTTTTTATCTAATACAACAATATCCACAGCATAAGCAGGCTCCAGTTCGGTTGAAAGTTGGCCATCTACAATATTCCCTGGTATTCGATGAACTTGCGCCCATTGCGGCAAATGATGCCTGCTAGCAATTTCAGGGTAAAACTTACGAATTGCATTTTTTATGAACTCCACTGGATGTGTGTCTCCATTTCAATGAGCCTGACTCTATCCAACGTTTTATTATTTACAATCATACCTGCCCGTAGAGCAGGCAAAGCGGGTAGGGTGGCCAGACCGCTACTTTTCTGTTTTGTGAATAAGTTTTCCGGAATGTTTATACTGCCTTGCTTGGCATGTTTGCTATCCGAGTGATCCCCCAGCCACACTTGGCCATCAGGCATTAATTGCCAAATAAATTGCTGGATATTAAATGCACGGCCAATATTTTGTATGGCACTCAATGCATCGGTGGTATTTGCAAAGCGAGGGATTCTGTTGCGAGTATAATCAGCAGAAGGTAGGTCAAAGCTTATGCCTATTTTGCGCTGCATATCTGCCGCAACATCGACTACTGAGCAGTCACGTAAAGAAATAGTGCAGGGCAGTAACAAAGCTTCTGATAACTCTTTACAGTCTACGATCCAGCTGCCCTTATCTCGTCGCTCAGCGTTTTTAATGATGCCCAAAAAATAATGAAACCATGTACCAGTGGTATAGCCTGCTTGAAACGACACAATGCCTGTAGGCTTTTGCTTGGATCTAACAATGAACACAGCACGGCCAATGCTAGACAGTTGTAATGTCGCATCAGACTTAATAATTGGGTATTCGACTCCACCAATAAACAAACGTCGTTCCAGTTTCATGCAACCACCTTGTCAATCTGTGCCGCAATGGCCTCAAAGCTAGACCCTAAGCCTGAATCGCCTCGGCTACTATTTCGACTCTCTGCGACTTCAGCCGGTGACTTGTATTCAGATAAGGTAAACGTCACCTCCCATGCTCTAACCTGATCACGTTCAAAGATATTAACCGAGTCTGAAAACGTCACTTGTCGAATATTCAGTGCGTCACAGAGTAAATCAACAATGACATAAGGTTGTGCACTGCCTTTACTGTCTCGTTGTTCTGATAGCTGTACGATCTCTCTGAGCCACTGCTTCTCTAGAAAGGGTATAGATAGTGACACGGTGACTTTTTTAGGCTTTATACCAAGGTCTGCTTGATCTGTTGCAGAGCTTTGCCCTGACAAATCGGCTTTTGGCATAATCAGCACAGAGGATACGTTTAAGTCATGGCCATGGATCGCTTTACCGTCGATCATCAATTGTGTATTCATAGCCACACCTCTGGTATCTGTCCCTTGGGCCAGAGTTGCAATAAGACGGCTGTTTGCACTTGGTCATATTGTGTTAAATAGTGACTCATAGGGGTTAAATCCCAATTTAATAACAGTAGCTTTTCGGGTTCAGTATCGACCACCACATCTGGGTGGGTCAGCCCAAAACGTTGACGGCAAAGGTTCAGGGTTTCATTAAATGCAGGATACTTAGGAGCAATTGCTGCTAACTGGTCATGTAATAGCTGCCAATCACTGCCAGAGACCCGCAACAGTACCGCATCAAAATCAGGGTAATGCTGAATAGTCTGTGTAACCCACTCGGCAGCAGCAGGTAAGCTAAATGCGAGGGGTGAATTACTTGCAATGAATGCGTCATGGTAATGGGTGATACCTGCCTTAGAAGAGCCAACAATTGTTTCAAAATCCTCCTGACTTGCCTTGCCATTTAACCCAAGCATTAGCCTTCTGATTTCTAAACCTGCGCGGTACATATCTCTGTGATAATTATCTTTAAAACTCATACAGCTACCTTCACTAAACAAAAAAAGCCCGAACAATGCCGGGCTTTCTGTACTGCTACCGGTTTAAAAAACCGTACTGTGTTAACGCTTATGCAGGTGCGTAAGGCGAGTAACCCGCTGAAGAGTCGGCCCCATTCAGACCTTCCATAAAGTGTGGCATTGCGTCCGATGTACCCAGATCAGCAAAGCGGCTTTTAATGAATGCAATATCTTCGCCATACTGCGTCTGTGTGGTCTGTAGCTGACTAATCGCAACTTCAGCGGCATCCAAGCGTTGCTTTGCTGCTGTGATTTCAACTTCATTAGCATTGCCTTTCAGCGCGTTTTGTCCAACCTTCGCTTCAATGCGGGTGATCTCAGCCTGACGTGCTGCAATTTCATCATCAATACGGGTATTGATGTTTGCAATAGCGGTGTTGTACTGGGAAACAAAGGTTGTTTTCCAGGTGTTAATCGCAGCAACAGCATCTTCATTCGCCGTGATACGGTCACCCAGCGCGATGTAGTTGTTAGTCATCAACGTGTAAAGGTTCTGACCTTCATCCCAATCTGGCGTGCCTGGTTCAGCATCAGAAATGCGAAGCAGGTTATTAATTAGGGTGTTGAAGTTTTCATCTTTACCAGTGAGTACAGCAACCTCTTGGTCAATTTTAGTTTTTAACGCTTGGTCCATGCTTTTTAAGCGCTGGTCAATCGCGTAACCGGCTTGATAACCGAATGTTTCCATTACTGTACTAATTTTTGGTGTATTAGCATCCATTGTGTTGCTCCTATTGCTTTAGTGTATGAGGGCTTAGCCCAAAGTGAAGTGTGTTTTAATCTGAAATTACTCGGCAGCTGGCATTGGAAAGAACGACATGCGAAACGGCAGCCAAACCGCTTTGAAGTCATCCAAGTTTTCTGTTGTTAGCACTAGCTTGCTGCCATTTTCAAAATGAAAGTTAACAGGCGGCATTTCTTGACCTTGCATTTTTGCAAGCGCGAACTGCATCCAGATACCTGACAAACCATGCTGATCTTCAGATGTTGCTGAGCACATGACGCCGTTAAATTCAACGCCTGCCAGCTTTGCAACTCTGCGCTCAGCTTGTTTTTCTGCGTCAGTTTCAGCGCCAACCGTTAATTCATGCAGTGGAATATCGAGATCATCTGAAATTTGCTGAAGCGGAACCAATGCTCCACGTAAAATTTCTACGCCATTTTGTTTGTAAATAGCCATTTTTTATTCAACTCCGTTAGCTGTTGCGCCAAAATATCCCCAGCGGTCATCTGGGTGTACTCCATTTAAAATCGCAGGTAATGCAATCAATACAGAACCCGATGTGCTGGTGACACGACTAGTTGTTGAGGTATATCGATTTGCAGGCTTACCGTGAAAACCAGTCAGTTTTGCAGTTCCCACTTCAGCGCCTCGTGTAAATGATGCATCTGTAATTGATCCGGCTTCGATTTTTGTTACCGCCCGCTGACTAAGCGCAGTAAGCCCCTGATAAGGTAAATAAAATAAAAAGGTTGATCCTTTTGCTTCATCAATATCTGCTTGTGGCACATTGCTCCAACTTAAACGCCAAACATTTGCATTGTTTGCTTGCCAATAATGTAAACCTTCAGCTCCTCCACACGCCGTGATGATTTCACGCTCTAGTGCGCTTCTTTCATCCCAAGGTTTAGCTGTAACTATCGAATCAACGACATCGCACTGAATGTGTGAGCCAATAATCCAGCCATCAGGGCGTCCATTATTATTGCTGTCAACTAGTGCTTGGTTCGGCGTAACACGAACAAAAGGGTACTCTGCGCGATGGTTCTGAAGAGGCTTTAGCGCATCAGCTACCGCTTTTCTATTTGCTGCTGGAGTCTGCTTTCCAAACTCCAGAACCTCATCAATTTTGCCCATCAACTCGGGCGATACAACACCTGCCATAATATCTTTCTCCTGTTATGCAGTGATTTGCTTTTGTAGCTTAGCCACGTCTAATTTATTTCCAATGACGTGAGTTAACAGTGTTTCTTGTTGCTTTTGTACGGCACTTAAATATTTAAATGACTCCGAGCCTTCTTCAGCCGCGTAATAAATGGGGTAGCGCGTTCGCAACTGCTCCCCAATCAACCCTTTCGTGGGTAAAAAATGCCGATAACCTGAAGGGAAGTGCTTTCGTGCAAGACCATCTGCGCAAGTAATCCAAAGCCCACCAGCAACCGTGGTATCAGCTGGATCAGTGGGTGTTTCACCGTCAAAAATATCTGCTGGGCTTTTGTAGAAAAAAAATAAATTGTTATGACCGGGGAGTGGCTTATCCTGAGTTTTTCCATACCCTTCCACATTTACCATGTTCATGAATTCTTGACGTGAATACTGATCACTAACATCTTTAATGCCATGCGGATTGAAATTACCATTCAGAAAACTTTGAATGTTTAGTTCTAGCGGGACAAACCCAGAGAAGCCTAAAACAGTATTGCCAAATTTGGTTTGTTTGATACGTGAATCAGTCGTGCGAGCCACCCAGAGGCGGTCATCAGAGAACCCACGTTTAGCATTGCGACGATTAGAGGCATCATTCCCAGTCATTGTATAAAAGCGATTGTAGTAACCTGCTTTCAGTGGCGTACTAGCATCACCAAATTGCTTGAGTTGATCATTAGCCCCGTAGTATTGGTATTCTTCTGTGAGCGTATTCCCATGACCATTCAGACCAGGAATTTTAGCAATCATTTCATCAATTAATTCAGGGGCATAAAAGTTATCAAGATTACCCTGACCAAGGCGCTGTTTAACTCTAAATCGACAGGATCTTGAGGCTTTTATTTGCTCAATAGTCTGACCGTATCGTGCGCTATATGCAGTATCAGCGTAGTAGTCAAGCGTGTCATTAATTGGATACTCAGCAAGCGACCCCACATCTGCACTGATAAAACGATAGCGCCAAAGCACAACAACAGGGTTGCCCTCATCGTCGATATCATTAATTGCTATGGCAATGCCGACACTATTCTCACGAATATTCTTATGACCACCGTTATTGTAAAACTGCTCTTGTTTTAGTAGTTCAGGAACAGAGTTCACGTTTATCTGATGTCGATGACCAGGGAACGGGTCTCTAAGTTCTTCACCGTGAGAATACACCTCGGGATAAACTTCTACGCCGGTCATAATCCATCGTGCAGAGTTAGCGTAATCTGTTACCGCATCTTGAGGGAGCTCCCCCGCCATAATGCGAATATATTTTTCAGCTAGATCACATTTTTCAGCAGCTGTTGTAGCGGCGGCAATATCGGATGGCTCAGCGGGAGGGAGCAATGGTACGCGCTCATCAAAACTAGCGGCACCGACATTAGCATGGCGATAAAGGCCATCATCATTATGGCGTAACCGGAAGTAAATTCCGTTCCACATGATGCCAAACTCAGCCGTCCCCACTAGATTTTCAATATTTCCGTGGTCATGCCCATTGTATGCGCTATAGCCGATGGTTGTAGGGGAGTTATGAGGACTGTCACCACCATACATATAACTTCGGGCATGCGTAACGCCTGAGCTAAAGTGAATGCGGTTAATGTCCGTCATGTAGTCAAACATAGACCAGCTTGCATAGGTCAATATCTCAGTTCGCTCTAGAAGCTTCTCGACTTTTACCGACCTATCAGCTTCTCTTTCTTCAGCATCCTTAAGTCGAGCGGTTGATCGTGACTCAAAGCTACTTAACTGCTGAGTGGATTCAATATGTTTTTCATCCAACTCGGCACGCAGTGCCACATGGTTTTGCGCCTGCTTGAGTTTTGCGGTAATGACTTCCGTTGCCATCATCTGTAGTGACTCTTCAACATCTGGATTAAACACAACCTGAGTGTTCACAATCTTGATCTTATCCGCAGGAATCGCATCAAGTACAAGCGTATAATAGAGGTCGTTGCTTTGACCCTTAACCAGCGCGGTTTCAACTTCTGTCGAACTATACGCTGCTAAAATTGTGCCCGTTTCAAGATAGAAACGAATCGAATAAATCGGCGTGAATTCCCCGTCCCACTCAGCTTGACCATAAAACATCACCGTCCCTGGCGAGGTCTCAATTGCATCTGAAATGGGCACTAAAAGCACTTGGTCAGATGTATCACTAACAGCTGCTTCATCGGTTTGCTCAAACTGACCTGTGCCAAGACCAATATGGGTAATTGCCTGCTTGATACCATCAGGTAAGTTCAGTAACTCAGTAAGACCCGCGCGTAAAATCTGTGGAATCAGTACATCACTCATACTGTAAAGCTCCTGCTATGTTTATATCTAACACTCAGCACATTACTTAATGCTGGGATGTTTAATTGAGAAACCCGCGCACGAATACCCACTGGTTTAGTTTTTATCTTGTGTTGTAACCGTCTGGTCAGGGTATTAGATACCCCGATCACACTGGATACCCTACGAGGTTGAATACCTACAGGTGTGGATATATTGCTGTTTTGCACCCGTCTGGTCAGGGTATTGGATGCCCCGATCACGCTGGATACCCCGCGGGGTTGAATGCCTACAGGTGTGGACGTGCTGCTACGTTGTGCCCGCCTTGTCAGTGTATTAGCGAGAGGAATACTATTGTGCTGTGAACGGGGTTGAATCGTGGCCGGTGTGATTGATGACTGAGCACGGCCCCGTCGAGTAAAGGTATTTGCGGGGCCGTATTGCGTTTGTGCCTCAGTGTTCAACGCAATATGGTAACGACGACATGTACGCCAGTAGAAATCCAATGCAAAGCGGATCTCATCTGCCAACGGCACAAATTCACGTCCAGAGAAAGTAACCTTGGTCGTATCCCACTCATATTTACTTACCCGCTCGTCAAATGAAGCAGTAGGTAACCGTAAATTACTCAGTATCTGCTGTGTTCCTGATGGTGTCCCTGCGGCTCTGGCATTACGCAATGCATGATATACACGCAACCGGTAAAACCCTTCATCTTCACCTGCATAACGATCGATTCCGCGCTGGAATGCAATTAAATTAACAAACTCAAGATCACACTCAAGCACATCAAATGTAGTGTTGGGTAAACGTGCCCAAAGCCCTACCTGCTCCCACCAATTTGACATGATTTCTTTAAATGCCTGAGCATTTGAGCCATCCATCCAGATTGGCAGCTTACCCATCATAGGGTCACCACTAGTTTAGATAAGCGCGGCTGGGCTAATTGTGCTGATAGATCCTCATCATGACTAAAATCAATGGACTCTAGGTCACCGAACGTGCTGTGAAGTTCATAGATTAGCTTTGACCATCTGAAGCGCTTGTGTGGTTTTGTTCGGGTTGGCTTGAATGTGGTGTTAGGTAACTGGCGAAATGCAACGCGAATAAATGACTCAATATCAGTAAGCAATCTCGTCTTGCTTGTCTCATCAAGTGACGAACTCAGCTCAATTTTTGCAGATTGCTCAATGTCAAAGTAAGGAATGGCGGCAATCACGACATCATCGCTGAAGCCATGATTACCTTGAGCCATCACAAATGCATTCATTTCATCAAGCCATGTCTGTGCAGGCTCCGACTGATCAAACAAAATATAGATGTTTGCAGTACCAGCTCCTCTGGGGGCATTGCTGTCAATAAATACATCAGCAACATCAACACCCGCCCACTGTGTCACCATGCCAATGTAAGCTTGGTTGATATGCCATGCATTGACAGCAGCAAATTGATTACGACAGCGAGCCTTTAGCGCTGTATCACCTTCAATATCTGTACCTGGCACCACAAGCCAATCAGCTTTATTGGAGACCGATGCAATACCCGCCAGATCAGTTGCGATCAGGGCATAAAAGCCATTGGCTAAGTTGTAACGTGTACCTGGTTCTTCAGCTTCTGCCAGCACTTGTATTTCCGTATCACCTGGTGCAAAGCTGATATCTGATACCGTGATCAAACGAAAGACATCACCACCGATTGATGCACTTTGAATAACAGTGCCTTTAGGCACAGTGAGTGTGGATTCTTTTGAATAACGACTTAGCGTAATGCGCCCAATAGCCTTAGTTGACTGCTTGCGCTCTAATCCTAGTTGCCACGCAAATAGATCAACCCATTGGCCTGCTGCTGTCTTTAGAAATAAAGAGGGGAGTACCTCATTGGCGAGTAAGTCTGATAGAAAGAGTACCGGCTTAACTGCAAAGGCAGATACAAGACGCCAAAACGGGGAATAAGGCGATTGATTATTAAACGGCGAGCTTTCAGCATGAGCCATACCACGAAAAAGAGCCGTTGCTGCTGCTTCATCTGTAGGTATTCCGCTATTTGCTAAGACCTTTTTGAAATCAATCATAAGTGAAAGGCAATATCCTGATAGTCGTATGTTTTAGCTTGAACCCAGATGGTTGTCTCTGTTGTTGACTCCGAAACTTGTGCAGTACCTGGAACAATACGTTGATCATTTTCGACCAGTGTTTCAATCTGCACATAAATAGACCTGCGCGTCATGAAGTCACGTTGGGCTATTAACTTTTTAAGTAGCTGGGACTCAATAATTGCATGCACCACATCTTGGGCAATACTTGGGCGGCCATCGGTGGTCTGTAATGTATCAATGCCATCAAAGCAGATATCTTCAGCAACAACCCGAAGGTCAAAGTGTTGTCCGTTGTGGGTTGCTGTATCAGTCAAAATGTACACCTAGTAAATCAATAGGAAAATCTTAGCCTAGCGGTACATTTAATATTGGCATCAGTTTCAAATAGCGTGCTGAGTTTTGAAATTAAAAAGCCTGATTCATAGCAGCAAGGAGGGTTTGAGGGTCAATATCTTGAGCTTGGGTGTGTACGTGTAGTTCAGTGACCGATAAAGAGCGAGCAGGGCGGGTGCTAGGAGCTTTACTCTGTTGTTTTTGCATCATCATTGATTCTCGTAAATGGCTTTCTTTACGCGCAACAGAGAGTAAGTTACCGCTGCTTTTTTCATGTAATGGCTGCACCTTTCCATCATAGTCACCCATCATCAGAAAAGTCTGTCCCGAAATGCTTAGTAACTCAGGCATATGCTCATTCACTCGGTGCATATACCCTGAGCGAACATCACCCCCCCGTGCTCTGGGAGAACCCAGTTTAGGAGAGTCATCACTCCAGCCAAAAAAGCCCGTGACTTCAGTGGTTACAGAGCTAGCAAAATTGCTGACACCATTAACAGCACCCTCAATTTTGTCGTTGGCAAAGGATTTTAATTCTTTTAATGGCCCAAGGGCTTTACGGATTGCACCAGAGATTTTATCAATAACCTCTAAAATGGGCTTTCCCCACGAAGTATTACTTAAGCCTTCCGTCACCGACCCCCAAATTGACTGAAGCAGTTTCAGTAACCCATTAAATTTACCAATAGGCGTAACAATGAAGGAGAGCGCCTTATTTAATATTTCACTCCAAGACATGTCAGAAAATGTTGCTTTCACACTTTCCCAGTTTTTATACAACCATACACCGGCTGCGACTAAGCCAATTACGGCACCCACTAACAAGCCAACAGGACTCAATGCCAATAATAAACCGGCCTTCAAAATCCCAGCACCTGCCGCCAAGCCAAGCATGGCTAATCGGGCAGCAGCCATGGACTTATTAAATAATAAACTAGAAAGCGCAGTTGCTTTTTGTGCGGCTATTAACCCCCAAGTTACAGCAGTTAACCGAATAGTATTAGCGATGACCTGCAGCAGTCGGCCCGCAGCCAGTGCGCTATTGAGTAAAAAGCTGGAAAATGCGGCTGCCTTCTGGGCAGTGGCCAATGCCAGTGTTGAAATGCGTAATAGCCGAACTTGGATCAGTGTGGCTAACAGTAATGCACGGCTAATACCCATAACTGCATTCCAAGCGATGCCCGCAAAGGCTACAACTCTCTTTGCTATGGCTAAGGCATACAAGGAAACAGCCCACGCTTTACTGGCTAACATTGCGCTGATCGTAACGACTTTAAGTGCAATCACTCCAATGGCTAAATAAGCCAATACCTTGCCAAATATTTTCCCATAAAATCTGGCATTACTCGTTGGGCCATCCAAAGCATTCCCCAAGCTAAAGAGAGAGCGCAATAAATTATTACTGGCAGGAATTAAGTCTAATAGCGGGGTCAGTACTGACCTAAAACCATCACCAATGGTTTCCAAAAATGCTGCCATCTGTTTCCAAGCGACACCCGCTAAATATTTAACACCCGCAATTAAGCCATCAGCACTACTCGACCTTTTGGATAACTCACCCCACATAAATGCCAGTGTTGCCACACCTGCCACTAAAAAAGCAGCAGGGGCGAGTAGCGCTGAAAAGGCTAAGCCTACTCCTGCCATGGCTAACTGAGCGACACCTGCAATAAGGGCTAAAGTTGCAATGCTTGCGATGACAGCCAACATACCAAAACCGACCTTGGTTAAAGTCTTTGATAGCTCTGGATTAATATCAATCCAAGACATCATACGCTGGGTAAGTGTTGCGATGTTATCCATCACACCATTGATTTGAGGTAAAAACAGCAAACCAAGTTTAGCTGTTACTGACTCAATACCGGTCTCTGCTTTAGCAAAAGGGTCAGCAATAGAGAGTGCCATCTTTTCAACCAAGCCAAAATCAGCACTACTGACACTAGCAATACTCTTTCTCAGTTGATCGGTCTTATCAATAAGGCCCGTAATGACCATCACAGCTTCCTGACTACCAAATCCTTTAGAAAGTTTTGATATGTCAGTTGCATCCAAGTCACCATACTTGGCTTTAATTTTTTCTAAGATATCGACCATTGGCAACATTGCGCCTTTGGTATCGGTGAACTTCATTTTTAACTTATCTTGGGCATTTAGAACACCTGCCAAAAATGCTTTATACTTTGTACCAGCTTCTGCACCTGGCATAGTTGCTTGCAACGTTCCCATTACTGCAAACTGATTAGCCATTGCTATTCCATTAGCTTGTGCTAACGATCCTACCGACCGAAAAGCATCCTCCATGCCTTTACCCGTGGTTTTAAACATTTGCACAGACTTGGCAGTAAATGCTGCAACCTGCTGCGAAAATTTGCCCACCCCCATCTTATCGGCACTGTTTTGGAATATTCCATACATGCCACCCATTAGGCTGGTCATATCCGCGACATCAGCCTTTGTCGCTATTGCCAATGCGTCCATGGAGGCAGTAACAACGCCTAATTGCCCCGGTTTAAGCCCACTAATTGCCGATTGTATATCGTAAGATGCCCCAATAAATTCAGCAGCTGCTGTCCCATATTTTGCACTGGATAGCAGTGCTTGGTTCTCTAACTTTTTCAGTTCATCCGATGCCACTCCAAGGCTTTGCACTTCCCCCAAGCTTGCTGCCACATCCCGTGCGGGTTGTATGCCATTGGCCACAGCAGCACCTGTACCCGCTAACCCAGCGAGTCCCGCCCCAATTTTTGTAATACCACCCATAGCGTGTTGCTGTAGGCTTTCAAAGCGTTGAGTGATACGAGCCAGTGGGCTAGACACTCGGTCAACTAGAGATAATAAAAACTCAAGGCGTGATGTTCTGTTGCTCATTCATCACCTTCAAACGCTAAAGCAATACCGTTGGCTACTGCGTGGCTCATGTTTGTCCAGTATTGCTGCTCAAGGTACAAAGCAAGCCCGAATTGTTCAGGCGTTTGTTCAATGATTGGAATAGTAGGAAAGTGTTTCAAGGTGATTGCTTCCAGTTGGCTTAAGGCGTGGCTGGCAACGTAATCGGCGTGGGCTTGGGCTTTTTTACAATAATCTCAACTTTGGTATCCCACTCTTCTAGCAGCGGTTCTATGATTTTATCGGCTAAGCCCTGCTCAGCACGTAAAATACCCACTAAGTCAGCACGTTGATCCTTATCACAGCACACCACAACAAAGTTATGAATAGGTGTGATTTTATCTTTACCAGTTAGTGCATTACGCAACTTGTTGTATTTGTCGGTATCAATGGTGAATGCAAAGTCCTTTTCTACAAAGGTTTCAGGATCAATGACACCGATGGTCAGTTGTAGGGTCTTACTCATAGCTTGAACTTCCTAGAATTATTGTTTAAAAAATGCCGCGTGTTTCCTTGAGTGACAAATAGGGAACATTATCAATATGCACAAAATCTGGACTCGTCACTTGGAATGGAATTACATGCTCTGTTTTCTTGCCGCCACTATCCTCCGAATCCCATAGGTCAGAGATTTTTAGCAAGCAGCCAAAGGCCTTGATATCTTTTGATAAATCACCGGCGGCTGCGAATAAGTGAATATCTTGTGTTTCAATGTCTTTCCAACTTGAAACACCCGCCAACAACACGTCTTTCAATTGACTGAATTGCTGTGAATCAAGGGTAATTGAGCCATCTGCGGTACACTCACCATCGACATAGCCATTTGCAACACCGCGAGAGTAAGCAACCTCTCGCTTATCATCGATTTTGATACTGATCTTTGCTGCGATGACTTCGGCAACACCCACATAGGTGCGTACATCCTTACCACTAATGCGTTGAACACTCATGAATTACTCCGCGCTAAGATCCAGCACTACATTGACTGTAATGCGCTTGGGTGAATGATAAGGTTTCACTGCTAAACTGATGGCAACACTTTTTTTATCTTGCCAAACAATGGTTACGGCATCCTTTTCGGGTGGTTCAATGTCACCCACTAGTATTAATGTTTGCCCTCCTACTGTCACAGTGCTGCTTTTGCTCATTTCACGTAAGGGGCGAGCAAAATAGCCTGTGTGATAAGCTAATGACTCTGGTGTATTATTCAAATTGCGGTTAGCCACTTGGCGAACAGCAAGCACTCGTACTGCACGACAGGCTTTTAAGACGGGTCGTAAGTAGTCAAGTACTTGATAATCACCACCAGGAGCATCCAGCGTTGAAGCATCTGCCCAATAGGTGCCAGGAATATCGGCATAATGCTGTATCGTAGAAAAACGAGCAGCAGA